TAGAACCGGCTACTATTACTACCGCATTCCATGTCGTGTTACTGCTGGTGGGTACGCTTGCCCATGTTGCAGGATCGGTACTGCCGCTAATACTATAAGCTGGGCTTAATCCTTCCTTTATGCTCAATTTGTTGCAGAATACCAATGCGTCATACCAGCTTACCATTTCCACAGGTCGTTTCCCTTGTGTTTCCCCGTCAGCAGGTTCTTCGCCTGTACTGCCGTCAAAAGAACTCGGATTTGTCCCCATTACCGCTTGATACTGCTCCTGCGTCACCTGATACTTGCCCATGTAAAACCCGCTCAGCGTTACCGAATGTTCCTCAATTACTGTTTGACCCATCGTAAAGGTTCCGGCGGGTATTTTCACCATTTGCATGAAAGGCGGAGGAGGAGGCGGAGGCGGGTCATCTTCTTCTTCACAAGAGGTGAAAGAAAATCCGATTACCGCCACAAGTGCGACAATCCCAAAAACCTTGAAAATCTTTTTCATGTTAAATACTCCTTTCTTCTTTGATTTGTATAAAAAAACCGTCGCTAACAGCAAACTGAAATAAGCAGAGAATAGATTTATAAATACAAGCGAATAGGCGGGAATTTGAGGAATTTAGCGGGATTTATCGGGATAGAGAATGTAAAGGCTTTGCACATAGTGTAATAAAAATCACAGGCAATTTTTAAGAAAAAAGGTCGTTGACTTATCTCAAAACTGGTTTTAATATTTAATTAAGGTAGGAACCCTTGGGACGGTGCAGGTTGTTGTTTCGGCTTCAGACCTGTAAAACCGCCGGACGGTAACGGAAGGAAGTTGGTATCCTTGGCGTTCCTACCTGACTTTTTCCATTCGCATAATCCTATTAAACTCGTTGCTTCCACGATCACCTTCTTGAGCTAAATCCAAAAGATATACGGTATCAATTTTTGGAAGAGCATATCGTAATCCCCGGAGAGCTTTTGTTTTTAGATTTACATCGACAGCAATTTTCATATAGCGGCTGTCAGAAATTTTCGCAAGGTAAATTAAACCTTTACTATCCCAAAATATAGGTGCGTCTATCAACCAGTCAATAATATTGTACCAGTCATTTTTACTTGGAGCATTCCCCATAAGGGTATGTTTACCAGTATATTTATAACCATTAACCAGTTTGGACTCCAAAATAATAACAGGATTTTTTGAAAGATCAATCTTTTTACCCAATAGAAAGTTTGTTATCTTACTGTCAAGCACACCAGCCACAGCAAAGTGTTGGCGATCCTGTTTTTTCTCAAGCGCGTCTTCAATAAATCCGTAAAAATTATTTTTATTGACTTGGCTTTTTAGTACCGAGTTAATTATGCCGTCAAATTGTTCTGGAGTTTTTTCCCTTGTCTTTTGTACCATTTGTTCAAGTGCCGCAGTACTGCGGTTAGGTTTTGCTTGATTCCAGTTAAAACCCGGACTGATACCCTTCGGAATACTCTCAAGCGTTCCTGTGCGTTCATTGAAAAAATTCCTGTAGGTAATCGGCGGCGCTTCGGTTTTTATTTTTATCTTCCCGCCGCCAGTACCGTCTGCTCGTGTCGGAACCGCAATGCCTTCGGCTTCGTATTTTTTCCGTTGGCTTTCGGTTACGGCGCGGGTGTAGCATTTGCAACCCCAGCCGTTTGGGGGAAAATGGGAATCCCAAAATGGATCGTCTTTTGGAAGCACAAGACCGTCCCATTTTTCGTGTTCTTCACGATGTTTGACGCTGGGACCGATGCGGTACATCAGATACGGGTGCAGGTCGCTTTGCATTGTTCGGTCGTATTGTCCTTTCTGGTATGCGGAGCGCATATTTACACTGTAGATGGTTTTAAGCCTGCGGTCGCTGCCGAGTTGTGCGTCAACTGTTTTTCCGGTAAGCGGATCTTCCATTTTTTTGCGACCCCACCAGCCTTTTTGTTGAAGCGTTGGTTTTATATTTTTTTTGAATGACTCAAAAGACTGCCCTTTTTCAACAGCCTGAATTACGGCGTTATGCAAATCGGAAAGTACGTCTATCTGCATGGCTTTGGCGACTGTGAAAGCGGTGGCGTGTTCTTCGTTCCATACGTCTTTGTAAGAAAAACCAACCTTGAGATTTTTATTTTTTATGTAGTCCAATGCGACTTTTGGAATTATTTCTGCCATTATTTATTCTCCGATAGGGCTTGTTTAATACGTTTACAAGCGGCATTAAAATATTCTTTGTCAATTTCGCTTGCAGTTAGTTTCAAGCCGAGTTTATTACAGGCGATGGCTATTGAGCCGCTTCCAAAATGGGTATCTAAAATTTTATCTCCCCGTTTTGTGAATTTATTTAATATTTGCATATACAGGGCTACTGGCTTTTGACAGGGATGATATTTTTTTTCTTTATTTTTCATATCTTCTTGGAGCATTCCATGCCATCGGTATCTAAAAAATTTTATTGTTTCAATTAAAGAGCAAGATGCTATTTCTCCATCTGAAAATTGGCTCCCTTCATACCGTTTTTTATCCCATACTATACGTCCAACGGGTACATTTTCAAAATGAAAATAATTTATTCCAAATATTATCTGTGCTTTGGATACCCTGCATAGTTCTTTATAATAATTATTATCGGGAATTTTCCATTCCGTTATATCCTTAAAAGATTTATATGTACCAAACTTAATCTTTGTTGTAGATCTTTTTCTGCCAGTACTATAATCTATTTTTTTTAATGGCAGATATGGCGGATCGCAAATGGCAAGGTCTATGCTTTTATCAGGTAGAGTTGCCATAAGTTCCATACAGTCGCCGAGATACAATGTAGCGTTTCCAATAACCTGTTTTTTCATATGTTCTTTGGCGACTCCAATTGAAACGCTCCGCAGGATGGTTTATTGTATTTTACTTTTGCCAATCCGTTTTTTGTTCTGTTGCTTTTTGAAATACCGCAATAATAAAAGAAAGAACCGCCGCAAGCCCACTTCTCGATGTGTTTGCAATGTTTACATCTCCTTTTAAAGGATATTGATTGCTTAAGCGGAATATTAAAAAGAGAAGGTTGTAAGGATTTGTCAACTTTATATAGTGAGCTCGTCACATTTCACCTCTTGATACTCTCTAAAAAAATATCCAATTCTTCTTTACTCATTTTTTTTAAAGCTCTAGTTGCTTTTTTGAAAAATTTTCCATGACAACTAGTACTGCAAAAAGATAGTGTTAGTTTCCCTTCAACATATACAGAGCAACCTTCGTGAGAAAATTCTTTTTTGCAATTACTACACTTCATCATTCCCCCTTGTCAAACTCTGCGCTTCCAAGCGCTCTTGCTTTGAATGTCGCCACGGCTATACATTCGGCGATTTTATCCGGCGCCCAGCCGGTAACCAGTTTTGTCAGTTCCTTTTGGAATGACTCAAAATCAACAGCGGCATTAGCCGCTTTTTCAATCACGCTTGCGATCTCGTCGGAGATTGCGACATAACCGTTTCCGTTTTCTGCGTCCAGTTCGTCAACGCTGTCGGAAGGTTCATTGTTTGCGGCGGAGTTGAGCGCGATTTTCCGAGCCGAATTTAAATCGTCAAGATTTGTAGAGGGGTCTTGCGGATAGGTCGATTTGCCGCCAATTACTTCATCTTCGGGATCGGGTTTGGATAGACCGATAAGCGAGCGGACTTCATCAGCTTTGACTTCCAACCCCAGAGGTCCCAATTCTTTAACCGCCGTAATTATCTGCTCGATGTTTTTTTCATCGGGTTTGAAAAGGTCTATCTTGGGATACTCGCTCTGTTCGCCAAAATTAAGGTTAATATAAGGAACGGTCAGTGCGGCGTTCAACGTATCGACAATCTGCTGAATGTCGCTGTCTGCAATATCATCACGAACTTTTTCGTGAGTCTCGCTCTGCGCTCTGCTTGCGCCTTCGTCTGTGGTCATGGTCTGACCAAGTACAAGTTTGCTGATCTGTTTGTCGATCCAGTCAGCCATGTTGTTATATACGTTTGACTTTTCGCCGGTGCTTTTGGATTCGATAATGTCAATCTGTGCGCTGTCGGGAATGATGGCGCCGAAATCCTGACCGATGGCGGCGACCGCTCTTTTGAGCGTAATCCGATCCTCTTCGGTGAATTTTTTCCCGTATTTGCCGATGCGGATCGGATAACCGTAGCGGTCAATGAACGCCGCCCAGCTTGTTACGTTGTAAGTTTTGAGCATCCAATAAAATAACGCCGGAAGCGCAAGCCCTGCGGTGATTTGTTTTCCGCTGATTAAGTGCGGCTCGTGTACGACAAATTGAAACGGCTTGAGCGGTTCAAGATCGTTTCCGTATGGAGCGCGTAACATAAGATTGTCTCCGGTTTCCCTGTCGTATTGAAACCAGCGGGGGTCCCGGAATTTGTACGCTTTCGGTTTCCACGGAACGCTTCCCGTATCCCAGATAATTTCATTAACTGAAAATCCTTTGCCCAGAGCGTCAAGCATATTGCGGATCAATGAACGAAGTTTTGCGCTTGAGTTTTTAACGATGTCACGTTCTACCGCCTCGGCAAGTTCCTTTTCTTTTTCACCTTCGCCTGCCGGAATGACTTTTATCTCAAGCCCTGTAATAGCGTCCTTGCGTGTGGAAAGCACGGAGCGGTAATGCAGATCACGCAGTTCAATGTCCTGCGACAGTTCCAAATATTCGGCAGGGCATTCGCCTCGCCTGACATCGTTGAGAATTACCGCAAGGAGTTCCGGCGTTAAACTGTTCAACAGCGAAAAATCGCCCCAAGGGTGGCGGTTTGTATATTGAACGGCGCTTGCCTGCTCATCGCTGTCGCTTGAATTGGAAGCGTCTTTTTTGTTAAACCGTTTTTTTATATCCTCTATCAGTCCCACGGGTCTTTACCTCCTGTTTTATATCTGTTAGGTGTTTGTACCGATTCGTATGTCATAGGCTGGTAGCCTTTTTCTTCATCATTGTCAGCGGCGTAGACCGCCATAAGTTTGGCTATCGCTCCGTCGCCGTGCCGCCGTTCTCGGATTCCGCCGGAACGCTCAAGCACGCAGGGAACGCCCGCTTTGATTCCGACAACCCGAAAATCCTCACGGATAGAAGCGTCATCGGGAATGGTGGTTTTAGCGTCTTCCATTCGTTCTTTCAGTTTGGGGAATGTTTGCCCGTACCATGCCATAGTGATCATCACCTGGTATACATAACCGGGCCATTCCTGTGCGGCGTATTCGGCGATCATCTGTCCGTTACCCCGTGAGTCAAACGCTCCGCCACCGAAATTCGGCACGGTGTTCATAAGATACAAAATGACTTGCAACTGTTGGTCAAACGGCACGTTACGCAATTCGATTACAAGGAATGAAAGAAGTTTTCCGTCAGGCATCAGCTCGTCAAGAAATATGCTCGTCAGGTCGCCGGAACGTGCAAAGTCCTCGCCCAGATATACCGGATTGTTATGAAGCAGCAATGTGTCACGGACTTCGTTTTTAAGCCAAGTGTCAAATTCTTTGACACGCTTTTCTTTTTTCTCAAAGGTGAAGCCGTCATCGCAATTTTTACGCAGAACTTTTGCGCTTGGATCGGAAACCGCCTCAAGCAACGCCGATGGGAAGTATCGTGTTCCGGCACGGACGGGAATACAAAATAATTCTTCATCAGCGTCTTCGCCGTATTCGTCAATAATTTTCTGCCGCCAAACTTTCTGCGCTTCAGGCGACCATTCTTTCTTTTGAACAAGACAAATTCGTTTATATAAACCCTGCGCCAGAGCTTCGTCAAATGTGGTATGGTGGAGGCTGTAGTCTTTTTTCCCTTCTTTTATCTCTTTGATAAGTTCGTTGAACGGATTATCATCGCCGTTATGCGTTGATAAAATCCTGACGCAACCGCCCCACATAAGAAGCGCCATCGCCGCTTTTAAGAGTGCACCCAAATCTTCGACAAACGCCGCTTCGTCAATGATAACCCGTCCCTGTTTGGAACGGAGCGAACGAGCGACAGACGGCAGACACCATATTTCAAAGCCTGATGCGAAACGTATGCGGTAGACGGTAATATCTTTGTCCTCATCATTGAGTACGATTTCTTCAAGTTCGGAAGCGGCGGCGTTTATGTGTTTTGCCCAGAACGCGCAGTCCCTCGCAAATTGCTGTGTCATTTCTTTGGAATAGGAAAGGTAATAGGTAGATTGACCGCCTGCCTCTTTTGACTTTGCTCCTTCCAGTACCGAGTCCAACGCTTCGACATAGGATGCGCCGATGCGCCGGGATTTCTCCCAGACTTTGACGCTGGACTTGTCTTCTATCCACGCTTTTTGGTAAGGAAGGAGTACGTCTTCAGTCATTTTTTCCGCCATGATTTTTTTGGCTTACATTCCAGTCCAACATCATCTATTGACGATTTTTTTAGAGTACACCAACTTTTTTTATGTTTGTTTTTGCTATAGTGTTTACATTCTACACAAGCAAATAATTTATTGATAATTGGAATAACAATTGTTTCTGTCATTTCCAGTCTTTTGCCTCTCTTACATCAAGCCCCAATTCACAGGCGAGCTTGGCTTCTATCTTTGCTCCCTTTGATTTTTTCCAATCAGGAAGCAGAGCTACACCGTCACATAACAGCATTACTCTGATTGCCGTCTTCATTGCTTTTTGCCATTCTTCCTTTGAAGAAATAAGCACCGTCGGATTGACAGGTTCATATCCGGATGAAAACAATCTGTTTTCTTCTTTGAGAAATTTTTCTTTATTGTTTGGATCGCCAGTTACTTTTCCGCAGATATATATTTTTTTTATCTTACCCCTCCTAAATTTATATTCCCAAAATTTTATGCTTGATAATCTCCAGTGCGTTTTCGTCAAGCCCTGCTGACTTCGCTTCTTTCTCCACGATCTCTGCGGCGTCGGCTAACGCTTCTTGGCGTATGTGCTGTGTGCGCTCGGCGTTCAGTTTTTCCGCTTGCTCAAGTTCTTTTAATCCGCGCGATATTTTGTAGAGTATGTCCGCCGCTTCTGTGCCTTTTATTCTTGGGTCTGCGCGGATTTCTTCAAACTCGCTTATAAGATCGAATACCGCCACACGCACTTGCTCGTTGATTACTTTGCCGAGTGTCTGCCTGTTTTCGCTGCCGTATTTTTCGATGTAAGCGTCTGCTATTTCTTTTGCTTGTCGGCTCTTGTCCGCAAAATGTTTCATTTTTTGCGCGTAGCGGTTCATTGACGATTTTGAAATAAGCGGCTCCCCAGCCTCGGCGTTTATTGCGTCAACAATTTCTGCCTGCGTTACGGCGGGATTCTGTAACATCTCTATCAGTTTGTTTCGGAGGTTTTTCGGCAATTTATCAACGGCGCTTTTTTGACCCATTCTATACCTCCGGCGGCGGGTCGATGCCATCGGCTCGGGTGTTGCCTTGCGCTACGTCAATCCCCGGTCTGGTGATATGCACGTTAATAAAACCGCA